GCAGGCACATCACTTCAAGGTTATGTTGTCGCAACCCAACGCGACCTGATAGACACCTTCGGTGAACCAATTCGTTTTGAGGAAGATACTGACAAAGTTACTCTCGAGTGGATAATTCAATTTGTAAATGATGAGATCGCGACGATCTATGACTGGAAGCGATATGAGCTTGGAACTCCAGGAATGGATGAGGTCTGTGAGTATCACATTGGAGGAAACTCCAGAGACGTAGTATCCTTGGTCAAGGAAGCAATGCACCCTAACTTTAAGGTTCTGTCTTGAACTGCCAGTACTGCTCCATGAATGAAGAAGAGCATAAGAAGAGTGACGTTGATACTTTAATCGACATCACGCTATTAACCTTGCTCGGGGAAAGAAACCCTGAGGCGAGGGATACCATTGACCGGATCCTGCGGGACTGGCGTACCCACACCCTTCCTCCCTGCAACGACTTTGCCTTTAATTAACTCGTTGTACAGAACTTCAACTACCTAATATAATTAAAGAGTTGGCAACCGCCAGCAATGACGAAAGGACGAGCATGGCAACAAAAACTGCCAAGCCCGTAGCCAAACCTGCGCGAACAAAGCCAGGGACTCGAGTAGAAACTCTTCCCCCTTTGTCACGTGGAGTTAAGCTACCATCAGGCTATACACCTGCGTACTTCCGTAAGCGCAAAACGCTTGCAGTATTACGTGCGGTAGATAGTGCACACTACCTAGTGTTCAACACCTCAACAGGTGAGAAGATGCAGGTAGCGTCTACGAAGGAGGCTTCTATATTTATGAGCCAATTTCGTAAAGGAACTAAGAAGTTCCCAAAAACAAAGTAAGTTAAACTCGGGTATGGCGCCTAGGGAGAAGTAGGCGCCCTACCTGATTTAAAGCTAAAAGAAAGACGGAGGGATAAAAATGAAAACATGTAAAGCCTATGGCTGTAAAAACACAGAGCTGGTGTACTCCGGAATTGATGCGGTCGTGCTTGAGGTGACTCCTGATACGTACTGCTATGACTGCGCAAATGTCTACGCGCAGATTAAGCGTGACATGAACTCACTGGTTAAAAACTAATGAGCTACTATCCAGCAGGCTCGATGATGGGCTCAGGCATCTACAGCGAAGAGATAACCCTTGAGGTTGTCTGTCGTGAAAGATGTGATGACTGCGATGGTGGGCAACCCTGCCTAAGCGTTTGGGATGAAGATTTCGTTACCGATGATTGGGGAAATGTCAGTCAAGAGGTAACATGTGAGCTTTGCAATCATATGTACACAATCAACGTAGAAAGAGAGTAAATCAATGAGTATCACAGCAACCCTACTAAAAAATAAGGCGCCTCAGGCAGCCTGGCTCGTTACCGTGAAGGATGCGGCGTCCGGTGAAACCCGCTACGCAGCACATACTTCCTTAGGTGCGGCAAAGAAGACTGCCGTTCTGTTTGCCAATAGCCTTGGCGATCTAAATCGTACCCGTCTTCCTTGGACTCAGGATGAGTCTCAAAAGGAGGAGGGAATCCAGTATTTCAGAGCAGAGGTTGACTCCTAACCTGATATAATAGTACCTAACGACGAAAGGAAGGTACCATGAGTATCGAAACACTTTTAACTGATATATCCTCAGGTGTATATGACTCTTCCCTTGGGAAGATCAATGAGGCAGTTGCCCTACGTCTAAAGGCAGTTCGTAAGGGACGTACCATCTCCGACTATAACATCGGTGATAGGGTCAAGTTTAACGAAAGTACGGGCACTCGATATATGGTAGGTCATACCGCCACGATTATCTCCAAGAATCGCACGAAGGTTGTGGTTCGTTTGGACAACCCCATGGGAAGATTTGCTAGAACAAATCCTACCACAGGGAAGGTAGAGTCCTCGAACGTAACCTGTCCGGTAGCAATCCTGGACCTAGTTTAAGACCTAGACCCTACGTGTAGTATACAGTTGTCCTACGCGCTTAGGACCTCTTGGGAGAAACATGACTACTCTTGCAGCCATCCAGGGTGATGGTTGGTGCACCATAGGTGCAGACAGTCAAGCTAGTGATGAATCTGGTTTCATGATGCAGATCGTTACAGGTAAGACGTTTCAAAATGGACCTGTTCTTATAGCAGGTGCAGGTGCGGTGCGTGGAATCAACATACTTCAGTTTGGTTGGTCAGCTCCTCGCTATACCGGTAAGTCAACAGATCAATACATGACAAAGGTTTTCATACCAAACATGCGGCAGGCATTTATTAAGGCTGGGTATGACATGAAGGATGACGGAGACGTTGCGTATAACGACAACAACTTTATCGTTGCGGTTAAGGGAAATCTTTATAGCATCGCCGAGGATTACTCTTGGGAAAGATGTCGACGTGGACTTTACGTTGCCGGTTCAGGTGGCAAGTACGCTCTTGGAGCTCTTGGAGCTCTGCAGGCTGAAAAGGCTAAGAATCCAGATGAGGCAGAGAAGTTACTTCGCAAGGCAATTGAGGTTTCTATACGTTGGGATGCCTACTCAGGTGGAGACATAACAATCATGTCTCAGAAGGGCACTAAAACCTGATATAATAGACCTATTAAGTGACGAAAGGACAGATAATGAACATATTGGACAGCACATATATAGTTACAACTCCTGAGTGTGGTATATGTAAGGAAACTGGTTATGTTGAGGTTCCAGCAGAAGGATTCTTCAAGTGGAACTTTGGAATGTTAATTCAAGATGCATTACCTGATTTGGATAAATCACTTAGAGAACAATTAAAAACTGGTACTCACCCAAAGTGTTGGGTGATAATGACGCAAGGAGAAGAGGACAAGGAGTAATGAAAATTATAGAGGATACAAGCTTATATGCTCCGGTGCATGACATCGGTTGGGACTTCCCCCTATGGAGTGAGATCCTCCCAGGTTTATGGCTAGGTGGTACGGATGATGATGACACAATTGAAACAGGTGTTGACACGTATAAACCACGCATGATAACTAAGGATGACTTTGATACCGTCGTAACACTTTACTCATGGGCACAACCAGTTGATTGGTTGGTCGAGGAGGTGCGCTATGGATTTTATGATTCAGAGATCGGTCACATCGATTTTAGTGCGGTTGAGAGAGCTGCCGACTTCGCCTACCAGGCTTGGAAGTCTGGCAAACGTGTTTTAATTCGCTGCCAGGCTGGAATCAATCGTTCAAGTCTTGTTATGGCACATGTTTTAATGAAGGACAAGTATACGGCAAGAGAGGCTATAGATCTAATGCGTGAAAAAAGATCAAAGGCTGTCTTGTTAAACAAACACTTCGTTGATTACTTAGTTATGTCAGATGAGGTGCCTCTTGAAAGATAAGATACACGTAGCGTATGACGACGTATATCTTGGCTGGAAGCTAGGCGGTAGGACAAACGATTCACATCCTACTAATCCTGTGCGTGCAAAGTACGCAACAAAACTTCTATCCAATGACCACGACCTCGTCATTGTAAAACCAGATATTCAAGAAGGAGATCGAGCTAAGGTTGAGTCGATTCACGACAAGGACTATGTTTCTAGAGTGCTTGATGATGGGCACTGCGGAGAGTGGCACCCTGACCAGGTTGAGCTAGGTAAGGTTGCCCTTCACATGTTTGCCGGAACAGTTCGGCTTACGGAGAAGATGCTTGCCGGTGAACTTAATCTTGGGTTTAATCCTCAGGGAGCTAAGCACCACGCTCAGTATAACCACAGCTCTGGGTTCTGCGTGTTTAACGACATGGCATGGGCCGCAAAGGAGTTTCAGAAAAATGGCATGAAGGTTATGTATATTGACTGGGACGCACATCACGGAGATGGTGTTGAGAATCTATTGGCAAACGATGCTGATCTTGTGACTTGTTCTATTCACGACTCAGCTATCTTCCCTGGCACAGGACTTAAGGGGCATACCCCTGAGCAGGGAATATATAACTGGGCACTTGATCCTTCAAGTGGTGATGATGAGTTCATTCAGGTAATGGGTGAGATCGAGTTACTTGCGGACAAGATAAAGCCGGATGTAGTTCTTCTAGCTACAGGAGCTGATGCTCACCGCACAGATCCTTTATCTACTCTTAACTTTGATTACTACGGATATGACTTCGCAGCTCGCACAGTTGGGCGAATTGCCTCATCTTACTCAGAAGGAAGAGTACTTATCGGAGGAGCTGGTGGATATCAGCCGTTCGACCATACTCCCGCTATCTGGGCAAGAGTTGTTGATGCGGTATATGAAGAGGTTTCACTTTTCGCAAATAAGTGATACCATTGATATTAACTAGGGGGTTACGTTCATTTCCTACCTAGGGGTCTCCACGTTGATTCAACCCCACCGTGTCGAGACATCTTTTAATACAGAAGCTAGGCGTACCTATCCGCCTAGCTTTTGTGTTTTTAATGTACTATAGTACACATGGCAAAGAGCATGATGGAAAAGTTAGCGTTACTCTCCGAGGAGGAGAAGCAAGCTGTGCTTGCTGGATTCGATGCCGATCAGCTTCTTTGGGACTGGTCTGTCTGGGGACGACCCGAACAGCAACCGCCTGAGGGTGAGTGGTCGATCTGGCTTTATATGGCTGGTCGCGGAGCTGGTAAGACTAGAACAGCAGCCGAGTGGGTACGGCAGGAGGCACGTGACGCAAGCAAAGGACAAAAGCGTTTTGCACTTGTAGCTCGTACAGCAGCCGACGTACGTGACGTTATCGTTGAGGGTGAGTCAGGAATTATTAACGTAACCCCTCCTAGCGAGCGCCCACTGTACGAACCATCAAAAAGAAGATTAACATGGCCCAACGGAAATACGGCTACCTGCTTTACAGCTGACGAACCAGATTCACTTCGCGGTCCTCAATTTACACACGCCTGGGGCGATGAGGTCGCAGCCTGGAGACAAACTCCCGATGCGGCTGGAATGACAGCGTTTGATAACCTTCGCGTTGGAACTCGTCTTGGAGCTAATCCAAAAATTATGATTACCACAACTCCTAAGCGAGTTCCACTTCTTTACCAGCTCATGTCTGAGGCTGAGAAGACAGGGCGAGTAAAGATTACACGTGGATCAACCATGGACAACACCGGAAACCTTTCTAAGACCTACCTGGACGCAATACTTGGCGTTTACGAAGGTACACGTCTGGCAAGCCAGGAACTATACGGTGAGATGCTCTCAGATGTTGAGGGAGCTCTATGGACACAGGAACTTATCGACAAGGGACGCGACATGCAGTATCCGATCGGAACTCCGCTACGCTGCATCGGTGTAGATCCTTCCGTAGCTGAAAATCCACGAGACGAGTGTGGCATCGTTGTCGTAGCCTCAACCGGTGAACGAGATCTTTACAAGCGTCAGAGCTGGGTGCTTGAGGACGCGTCGATTCACGGCTCTCCTGATGTGTGGGCAAACCGAGTAGTTCAGATGGCTCGTAAGTGGGGCTGTCCAGTTGTGGCTGAGGTTAACCAAGGCGGTGCGCTGGTTCGTAATGCGATTAACACGATTGACCCAACGGTAAAGGTTCTTGAGGTACACTCCAAGTACGGTAAGGCACTTCGCGCCGAGCCGATAACCCTTGCCTATGAGCAAAGCCGCGTTCACCACGTGGGTTACCTTGGAGACCTAGAGTCTCAGATGTGTGCCTGGATTCCCGGTGAGGGTAAGTCCCCTGACCGAGTTGATGCGCTGGTCCATGCTCTTACGGCTCTTCTGATCAAGCCACCGGCTGGTTTTGTAGGTGGAAAGATCAAGGCTAAGTCACCAGCTCACCGAAGGATGCCGAGCTTCAGAGGCAAGGGTGGGTTCTCCGTCAGGTAAAACCTGATATAATTAACCTTATGACAAACACAAACATAAGGGTAGTAAACACACAAAACCTGAAAAGGTTAATTGAAACTGCCGAGGTACTTGGTCTAAACCAGTATCCCGACATAAAGAGACTCAACCTCGAAGCAGGTGCGTTTCACGTTCTAGAGCTTGTGCTCCTGGACCACAAGGGATTTGCCAACCGTGATGTTATTCACCACCGCGTAAGGGTAATGGCAAAGGTATGGCAACGCCATGATGAGCCACTTACACCGGCAGAGTTCCTGCTTGATATCCGTGCGGAGGACTGGGACTTGCTACTTGACGCCGAGTCAATGAACCGTGCCATGGATGAGATCCTAGGTCAACAAGAGGAGAAACACCAGGGAATGGGACGTAGAGCCAGAGCCCTATTTTCCTGATCTTCCTGATATAATTATCCCATAACGACGGAGGGATTAAAATGATAAACGTTCCAGGAAACCAAACCAAATACTACTATTCAATGAGTAATGGGGAAACCTTTTACCAGTATTGCCGCTCTGAGGCTGAGGCTGAATCATGGGCCGAAACTTATACCCGTAGCCAATTCCTTGCGGACAAGGTCATCACCCTGGTGACATGGGGAACAAAAGGCTAATCTTCCCTACCTACCTGATATAATTAATCCAAGGACAAAACGACGAAAGGACTTCCCCATGAAAATCAAGATAAATAACTTTAGAGGTTATCGGTATCGCAGATACGCGGTTGCAATGAAGTTCGTTGCCACTGCCTGGGTTATCTACTCAGCGATGTTCTTCTTTGCAGGTGAAAGCTTACTAACGTTCGTTGGCGCAGTTATCATGGGAATCCTAGGATTCTTCCCAGCCATGCTTCTTGCCGCGGCGATGGATGACATCGCGGACACCGAGTTCGCGAACCGAAACTAAGGAGAGATAAACATGGACGCATTGTTTAGCATGGACATTTATGGAAGTATCTTTTCAATATACATACGAGATCTCTTTATGCTTGAGATCAACGTATTTCTGATTCTAGCGATTGCAGTGGTATTTGCCGCCGTCAAGTTCTACCGCTACAAGAAGAACATCATCAGACTTGAACCTTTACTTGGTGTAGTTAAATCAAGGAAGAATTGAGTAACGTATTTTCCCTTGACGCCAAGCGTCAGGAAAAGGAAGAACAACTTCAACCTGGCGAGCGCATGTGGGGACCACAGCACGCCGGTGTCGTGAAGAAACATGAACCAGAGGATTTACAAGAAGAGGAATAAGGAATATATTCTTCCCAAGGACGAATACGGAGGACCAACATGCTAGGTACTAATCAGCGTGAAAAGCGCTATGTCTATGATGCCTGTTCCTTGTGCGGTGATGCAAACGTACTCGTCTATGAACTTGATGAGAAGCTTATGTGTGCTGATGACTACAAGAGGCTCACGGCAAACATACGTTTCATTCAACACTGTGATCGTTGTGGTAGCCCAAGTGCGTTTCGTGACCCAGTTCACCGACGCAACGAGTATCTATGTGCCGGATGTCACGAGCAGGATGGATTTTTAATCAAGGACAGCGTAACTAAGCGAGCGCTTGTTGCCTTAACCACCGCGATCGGACGAACAGAGAAGCTTAGGTGCCATGCCGCTGGATACGGCAGTGACTGTGATAACAACCTAAAACCAAGAGGACCATGGGGTGGGAAGATACTTTGCAACAACCACGGAAAAACTCCTCCCAAGCCGGAAAAGAAAAATAAATCTTGAGCAGTACCACTTTGCTCAAAGAGGCAGGCGAGTTAATCGCTCGTTCGCGTGCCTTGCTGTTAGAGCGTGAAAATGAAGAAACTACGAAAGGAACAACAGTGTCAACAATTACACCTACGCAGGCCGCGTCGCTGTACACGGCAGGTAAGTCTGTCGTTGAGGTAGCCCAGGAACTTGGAATTACCTACGGCAAGGCTCGTAAGCTAATTCAGGAGGCAGGCACACCGATACGTAACACCTCCGATAGACTTAAGGGTAAAACCCGCAAGGCAAAGGTTATCTAATGAACAACCTATGGCTGATCCTTCGGGAGCTAGCCTGGCCTTCAATAATTGCCGCTGGCTCAGCCACCGTGGCGGTACTCGTGGCGCTCAGTTCCCCTGAGAGCGGCTCACTTGTCCTAGCCCTAGGGTTAGCCTCGGTATCATCGGCACTATTGTCTATGAGGAGCTAGAAAACTAATCATCTGTGGGAAACAGGCGCCTACCTGGTGCCTGTTTTACCCAGTCTATGGTATAGTTATACCTACGGGCTAAACGGCCCACTACGGAGAGACGAAAGGAACGACATTGTCATCCCTTCTTATCTCCGGCCCTATGCAAGCGGTAGAGGACAGGTGCAAACCTGAGAAGCATAGTGGTAGCAAGATACCTGGTGCGGTACTGCCAGGTTGTCCCATCCCCAACCTAAGGAGGCGAACTAGCGTTGCAAATCACAATACGTGGAATAGCAATGTCGACAGCGGCCTATATCATGGCACTATCAATGGGCGTACTTATGGTGTTAAACATAAGCGCCAGCTCGGCAACAATACAACTTACGGATACACCTCCTACCCCTGCGGTAGTAACTGATCCACTAGTTAAATATAAGGGAGCTAAAACTCTCGACAATGACCAACTCATCGAGTTACTCGATGCGGTGGGCTTTAAGGGCAAACAACTAAAGGTTGCCTGGGCGGTGACCAAGAAGGAATCAGGCGGTCGCCCCGTAGCTCACAATGATAACACCGACACCGGTGATAACTCATACGGGCTGTTTCAGATCAACATGATCGGAAGCCTCGGTGCGGACCGACGTGAGAAGTTCGG